CTGCCGCCGTCCAGATACTGCGTCATTTTGGAGCCGTGGAGCATGAATTTGTCAAGCGGCTTGGTAGGATCCTCGACAACATAGAAGTAGCTGTTGTAGCAGTCACGCGGAACAACGAAGCCATCCTGCTTATCCCACTTTGCGTTCTTGACACCAAGATTTTCGGCGGGGACATATTCTGTATTAAACATAATGCCATCAGAACGATCTGCCTTGTTCTCGTCATAGATGACCTTGAGCACTTTGTTTGTAAAATCAACATAATTTTGGTCGTCCGGAGAGATGGTATAGCCAAGGAATTCACAGCCTTCAACAAAGCCGTTAATGCCAATGGTCAGGAACTGCTTATCCAAAGAGATATATCCGGCATCGTAAATAGGGAGCAGCTTTGCATTGAACTCGTCCTTCAAAATTGCGTTCCATGCCTTGAGGTAAACATGGATATCTTTGACTTGTTCACGAACGGCGTCGCAAATATCACGGTTATCATCAACAGCAGTCTGGATCAGGCGATTCATATTGATGGTGATAACACCCTTAGAGCCAGTAGCCACGCCGCCAGCACCAAGAGTATAACTAAAGGTGTTGTCGCTCATTTCATTGCGCAGACGGCAGCAGGAGGCAAGGGAGTCCACGCTATTGGAACGATAGATAAAGAAGCTGTGGCCCTTAGAAAGCATTTCGGCAGCATTGTCAGCCCATTCCTTATCGACATAATCAGTGCCATCATCCAGCAGGTTCAGAGTCTCGACAGGGAATGTGAGGATCTTCTTCAGACGCTCCTGATTCAGCCATTCCATAAAGCGCTTTTGCAGCCAGGATACGGACTCCCACTGCATTTCTGTGCCATCGGGGAATACGAAATCAGAGAACATACCCTCAAAATACGGCTTGTCGAAGTATGCGCAGTTCCAGAAGATGGACTGGAAATTACGAGCAGCGGCAGGCTGGTTCAGAGAATAGACGACCTGCTCAAACTGGTCAGTAATAACCTTATCGATGGTACGATGACGGCTGGAAAGATCGACTACCTTATCAGCGTGCAGATAGTAATCATCGCCATAGTCCTTGCGGATGAAGTAATCAAGATAAGGAATAAACTCAGGAGTGGCAACTGCACCGGCAAACTGAGATGCAATGGCAAAGCACAGGTTGATAAATTCACCGCAGAAGGAATCAAGGTTGTGAGGGGCAGATGAACCGCCGCCGATGCTTTCCAGGCCATTGAACAGGAACGGATACATGGTAATAGAGACGCAGTACGGCAGGCACGGGTTCGTTTCGTCATGGCGGTAAATAAAATGGTGGTCAAGCTGATAGATGTATTTGTCAGCAGGCTCCTGGCCGTACATCTCTTTGATTTTTTGCCACATGCGCAGACGATTGATGCCGATGCCCTCTTTTTTATAAAGCTCACCAGTCAAAGTGGTGACATTCTTGCATTCCACATTCGCGTTCGCATCAACCTTACTGCCAGTGGCTGCATTGCTGGAT